CTATCTTGTTGGTGCTGTCGTTGCTTAGCCACAAGGGAACGAATACACGACCTCCAAAACTTACGGAATCGTCAAACCTCACAGGCTTTTTGAACCATGCCGAACTGTCAATCCTCAATGATTTGAACTGGTACAGCCTGCCCGCCATTGGCGTGGAAGTGCCGTTATACACCTTAACGGTGTCATTGTAATTAGCTTCGATTGTTTCGCTGCTTTGCGCAAACGTCATGATGCCGGTAAGCATCAAAATTGATAATAAAAACCCCTTCATATTTCGATTGTTTTACCTGAATAAAATGTATGATTCCTCGCCAGGCTCGAATGGTATCGCAAACTGCAATACGCCCGTAGCTGTCGTGAATTTCACCTGCTTGTCCGACGGTGTGCCCGATGTGATCAGTTTTGAGTTACCGATGCCGTCCTTATGTACCGCTAGTACCGTTTTACCAATCAACCCGGCAAGTGTTACCACCGTTTCGCCTCCAGTTCCAGTGTATTCTATCCGCTGCAAGTTGGAATAAATCGGCGTGCCAGGTGTTACGGGAACCAGCGGCGTTTCCGTGAAAGATTGCGTCAGTTCGCCCGTACCCTTGAACTCCACCGTAAATGAGTTCATGCCGTCAACCGCCCCGTTGTCCTCTGTTGCCGAAATGTAGCATGTAAACTCGTCCACGTAATTGTTCACCCCGTCTATTGCTATGCGCTGGAACCTTAGCAGGATGGGCGTTCCATCCAGTTGCTTTTTTCGCAAATCGGACAATGACAGCAGGTTTGTGGCCCCGATGTTTACAAGCCCTTCAAGGTTTCCGCTAACGGATATTTTTGATGGCTTGAATGTGGCAAACTTGCCCGTGCCGCTTACCGAAGTTTCAACAAAATCGGTGGTTACATTGAGGCTGCAAGTTCTTGCGCAACCGTACAATACCCAACCGTCAATGATGCTGTTGTACTCCGCCACAATCACATTTTCGCCACGTACTAAACTCATTATTTGTAAAGGTATTTGAAGGTGTAAAATTCGAGCAAATCGCCCTTTGTTTCGGTGTCTTTATACAGCTCGTAAAGCGTGCCCGTTGCGCTGTCGTTGCGGTAGTCAATTTCCAACTGTCCGAATGTGAAATTTGTATCGGCAAAATAGTCGTACCTGATTATCGTAAGCGCCGATAATATGTGGCCTTGCACGATTGAAAACAAAGTGCCTTCCAATTTTTTGCGCTGTATGTTTCGGGCAAAAAGGTCGTCAAATGTGATGATCTCGCCAAGCCTGTATTGGTTGGATGAAGTGCCACGCTGCCACAACTTCACCCTGTTTTGCACCCTGCCATTGAACGAGTATAAAAACAGCGTTCCGGCTATTGCATTTGATGGGCTGTCGTCAATTGCAATTTCACGGTCCAGGTTGTTGTTAATCGTCTTGTTTTGTGCGTCGGTGTGGGTGTGGCCTGTTACATTGCCCTGGTCTGAAATGTTCTTTGTAACATCGAAAGAAATGTTCTTGTAGTACGTTTCATTTGCTGCATTATTTCGCTGTGTCACCTGCGCCAATTTTACATAAATGATGCCGTCAAAAGGGATGGGCTTGCTTGTAACCTTTACGGATTGCCAAGACTGCGAACTCATGCCGGCAGGGATGAAACTGTCCAGTTTTAGGTTAGGGCTCCACTCGCCGTTCTCCCTCAAATACCTGTTGTTTGCGGCCTTCGGCGTGAAGTTTACCGAGGTTACAAGGTTAACGATAAAATAAAAATGTGTGGGGCTTGGCAGTGCCTGGTTACTCCTGTAATCGAATCCGTATGTGATCACATCGCCCGCATTCACTTCAACCGGGTAACTTTCAGCACATGCCCTGTCGTCAAATCCGCTGATGCCTTTTATTACGCCAACACGATCAAGTTCCTCATTCAGTCTTTTAGTCACCCTGATGAACCTTTGCGCACTGCTGGCCACATATCCGTTTCCGCCCGTTGTCCACTCATAACCTACGCTCCAGTCCTTCATTTCGTATTCGTAAACGGTGTTTGCCCCTTGTGCGTACCTGTTAAGCAAACGCCCAACACGGGAAAAATTGGCGTTCCTTAGCAGGTCGGCGGGGTTCTTGTACTCGAACGTTTCCTTTGCGAACCTTAGCGGCCTTTGCAGTGATGCCGTGAGGCCATTCAGGGCGATTGTGGGCCTTCCTACGCCTGCATCGAATACATTGTCAAGAATGATGTTCGAATCGTAAATAAAGTCCTCGTCGTACTTGAATCCGCCGACTGCATTGCCGTACTCAATCAGTTCGTCAATGCGTGTAATAACCCATTCGCCGTGCGCCTGCATGATGGTTGCATTGACCCTCGAAAGTATGTCGTTCATGATGCTGTAACAATCCTTATAAGAATCGCCCGACATGAATGAATTCGTGTCGATAAAAACATCTTCCATCCACCTGAAAGTGGTGCCGCCCACGGCGTGCAGATGGCTGTAAACGTTTGTGTAAATGTTTGCGTTTGTGGCCTTCAGGCAAATGTTAAGTATTTGCGCAACGGACAAACGCCCCCGGTATTGAATGGGCGTAATCACCCTCATACTTGCGTCCTCGATGCCCGAAAAAATATTGATGTCGGGTGATACCTGAACATTTGATGTGGCAGGATAGTTCGCAAAATCCGCAAGGTAATCGCCGTTTATCGGGCTGCCCGTCATTATTATTTTGTCTCCCGTTTGCACGCTTGCCGTTCCTGATACGATGCTGAATGAATTCTCGGTATTGTATGTGATGTACACGGTGTAATCATTGGCCACGCCGCCAATCCTTGCAGCCTCGTCAAATGCAATGTCTTTCAACAACCCCAAGTTATCCGTTGCGCTCAACACGATTTCATGTGTGAAATCCACCATCTCCTCATTGCAGTCGTCGTTAACCAAAAACCCGATGAATACAAGGCTTCCGCCGTGGTAAAATTTAACCTTGAATGTGTCGTCCTCGTCCGAGAAAAAAGAGGATAGCGGAAGGCTTCCGTTTTCGTTTATCAGCCTGATGTCAAGCGAAGAACCCTTGATGGTTGCCTTCTGTTCGTCCGAGTTCCACTTGTGAAGCACGGGAACGGCTGCGCCTGTTACGTTGCTCGCGGAACCGGTGTAATCCTTTTGCTCAATCATGAGCGTAAATTCCTCGCCTTGCAGGCTGTCGAAGTTGCAAATATATCTTGTATTGTATGCCATTATGACTGCCTGTTTATCGTTTGATTTGCCCGATTGAATGCTACAATTAAATCCTTTCCCCTTAGCGTAACCGCAGGGATGAACACCTGCGAACCTCCGCCCAAACTCATGCCGCCAAGGGCGTGGTTGGGTATTACGTCAGATCCGCCGGGAAGCCTTACCAACTCGGGTCCACGCTCCCCCACCATCGCCAAGCCCCCGGCAAAGTTTTGCACACCTCCGGCGAATCCGGGAAGTTTTATATTATTTGCCAGACCTTTTATAATTGCACCTATTGCAATTAACCCGATAGACGCCCCTATTCCCGGAACTTTACCCAATGAATTCTTTACCGCTAAAATTGCTTTATTTGCCAAAAGCATCTTTATACCTAACTGCTCCAATCCCGACCCTAAGGACCCCAATATTGACTTAAAAAATCCTGCAAAAATATCTCCTACACTCATGCCGGAAACTGCATTTGTTAATGCATCCCCAATGGCAGAAAATATATTTACTGACATTTGGTTGGTAAGATTTATGGCACTTTCACCCCATTGCTCTAATTGCGATTTGTATGAGTTTGCCAGCTCCATCAATTCCGGGAATCGTAAACCCGAAATGCCCACGCTAATACCGTCCTGCATCCCTTTTGTTATACCCTTGCCTTGCAGATATGCCAATGCCGTGGCTTCCTTTACAGATGTTGGCGAAATGCTGAAATTCTTTATATCCGGTTTGCCAACAATACCTTTTTCAATTGCCTTTATATCAAAACCAATGGGTACAACTTCATCCATTTTTAACGAGGCCATTTCCGCCTTGAATGCAGCCACTCCTGCAACACCTAATTTTGCAAATTCATTCTCTACAATAAAACCAAGTTTTGCAAATTTTGACTCATCAAACAAACCTTGTATAATCTTACCCTGTGGGTCAAGTTTAAACTTAACCGCCAGTTCCTTTATGGCAGATAAAAAAGCACTTACCCTTTCCTGCGCCTTATCAGTATTCAGTGTAAATTCTTCGGTGTTTAGTTCTTTTATCTTAAGACGCAATTCGTCTATAACATCTTTTACGGTCTTTGTGGCCGCCTTTACCGATTCTTTTTTAGGTGCCTTCAAATCAATTTCAACTCCCTTCGAAAGCTCTTCTAGCTGCTTCGCAAAATCGTCAATCTTTTGCTGCGTATTCCTTGCATCTTTTTCCTGAAGAATGATTTTAACCTGGTTAGGATTGCCCAAGGTTCCACCCAATGCGCCCACCCTTTTTTGCTCCGCTTTAAAGAACTCATTTGCCGCTTTTATAATGTTTTTTTGCTGTGTCGTTTGCTCCGCCCCTTGCAACTTCAAAAGCTTCTGAATTTCCGCCTCAATCTGCGCCTGTTTCATCTTTACGGCAATGACGGTGCTAAGGGATTTGATGTATTCCTGATAAGCCGTATCAAGCCCCTGCACGGCTCCTTTCTCCAGCGTGAGGCCGTTGAATATTTCGGGGTTTATCTTCTGCAGTTTTTCAAGTGCCGCCAGTTTGCGCTCCCTTGTTTCCGTTTCATTTTTCAGCACGGCAATGAGTGAAACAACGCCCGTTGCCTCCTTTGCCGCCCCTTCAAATGCGCCTGAAATCACCTCCTTGTATTTCTTTATGGAATCCGTGGCGGTGTCGGCTGCTTCGGCTGATTTGAAAAAACCATTTTGAGAA